CCAGAGATTGGATTGGCAAAGTGTCCCGGATGTACAGCTCCCCTCCTTGCTATAAAAATGGTGCAATGCCCAGTCTGTAATGAACCCGTTGCCAAGTTCCGCCTTAGGTCGGATCACCTCCCCAAGGGCGGGGTCATTACTCCTATCTGTAGAGGGTCGGCTTCTATGGCCGAAGTAACCGTTATGGAGGTTCATAGGGCACATTACCTACATGAACAGGAAAATCATAAGGTTCGAGAGATGCCGGTCAAACTATGACTATGGTGCCATCCGCAACCGATTTTAACCAAATGTCACTAAAAGATCGGGACTCCGCACTTTTGTACCTGATTGACCAATTATCACAAGTAACAGAACTACTGCTGGATCGGTTAGAAACACTTGAAAAGCAAGTAGGTTATAATAGTGACGAGGAGTATTGCTAATGAGAAAAGTTGAAAATGGGTATAGCAACATGCCCAATATGGCTCCCCGGCCTTTTAAACGGTGTCCGCACTGTGCAGTGCCCTTGGCTGGTGGGGAAACCAAATGTTATACCTGCGCCCAAACCAATAAAGGTGTGACCCCTGATGCAATCCAAACCGCCATGGAGCTTCCGACTCCTGGCCCTAATCATGAAGGAGGAAAGTAATTATGGCAGATTATAACAATGATGGCGGTGCCCGTCCGATGCCTGGTATCCGTAAGGTCGGTCCGGCTGCGGTACCTCAAATTCGGTCCGCCGGTAACATCGGTAATGGTACCGATAACAACAACCAGGACTCAGCCAAACGACCGGTTCCCCAGGGTAATGCCCCTGACTCCCATGTCTGTACCCCGGAGGGTAAGCCGTACTAACTCTGGTTAGCCACTCAGCCGCATGCGTGAAAGATTCGTAATCGTAACTATAGATACCATAGTAGAATTACTCAAAGACTATTGTGGTGAAGATATCCCTACCGACGCAATGCCCCTCCGTCTCCTCATACGACCTGAAGAGAAGGGTCGTTTGGCCATCGAGTTGATTTCTGACTCGTTCAAGCCTGATAGCCCTTCTTTGGTCGTAAATTTCCGTAATAAGAGAGTCTACGCTGTTTAATGAGCCAAACCAGACTAGTAGAATTTGATGCTGAGTCCCTTCTAAACCTACTCACCCATTACACAGAGGGCGAGTTACCACTAGATGTAGAACTAAAACGGGTAGATGTATCTGCTCGCTTACCTCGCTGGGTCGCCCTAATTGTCGAAAGCAAGGATTGGAAAAACACTCCCTTTGAAACTGGTGACGGATATGGGGGCCAGCAGCCAATGATGATCCGGTATGAAGGTAAGAGGGTGATGGCTTTACAACATTTGAAAGATCCCATTGCCTGGTCAGATGAAAACGAAATCGAAACCCCTAAAAGACAATAAGGAGATTAGCAATGCCCGTTGATATTGAAGTTTATGATCCTAAAGATACTACTTTGCTGGGACCTGCCGAAGAGGTCCTACGGCTGCCTGGTATCATTGATACCCCCCATTGGACTACTGATATGCCCACCAATCCGGATGGCACCCCCAAATTTAATTACCAACGCAAACAACAGACTTGGAAAACTGATACTGCTGTAATTCCCGGCGATATTGAGGCTTACTATTTGATTAGGGATACCGACAACCCTAGACTCATCCCATACTATGTCCCTAAAGAATGGGCACAGGTTCCCAACATCCAAACCAATCCCAGTATGGACGGGGTAGTATTTCCGTATGCCCCACGTCCCTGCCGTGCTTTGGCAGCCGATGAGTATTTAGTTGTAGTCCGTGTAGGTATTTTCTTTCCCGAAGTATGGATTCGCAAAGGTGCTAAACCCGTTCCTCCCTCTACTGGGGGCGCTGGTCTATCCCAGGAAGAACACGACGCTTTAATGGAAGTACTAATGCGGGTGCGTAGTCTCACCGTGTAATGTGGCGAGTAGTGGCTTTGTTAGTCCTGTTGGCAAGTCCGTCCGGTTCTGATCCCCGGACGGCTGCCAATAACTTTGCTACTGCTTATAATCGTTGGATCAGTACCTTCCAAACCCCTTCCCCGCACATAGTCAACGCTACTGAAATACTTGCCTGGAAAGAAGTTCAAACCCAATGGAAACAACTGAACAAGGAAATCAAATACAAGGATTAAAACCACCCATCACTAAATTAACTGTTAGAGTTGGTAAAAAGTGGAAAAGGTTTGTGCGAAGTCCAGCCTACCTAGAATGCGACTGTGGTTACCAAATCTGGGACTGGAACAAAAATCAATCAATTATGGATGAGCATGTCTGCCCCTAAAGTATTAGTTATTGGTGAAAAATTTATTGATAGGTATTGGCTTGGTAGTGCCTCTCGGTTATCGCCAGAGGCTCCTTTACCGGTAGTTAAAATAGAGGATGAGCCCCTACAATTTATGGGTGGGGCAGCTAATGTGGCCGAGAACTTACGAGTACTTGGATGCCAAGTCCGGGAATTATATCAGCCTGGTCACTACCCAATTAAAAATCGATTAGTAGCTAATAGTATTCAAATAGCCCGTTGGGACCAATATGATAGTGTAGATCCTATCAAATTTAATAACTCCACCGCCATTAATCATCTCTTTGAGGGTATTGATGGGGTGGTTATCAGTGACTATAACAAGGGTGCTATTACCTCAGAATTAGTAGCTATTGTAGGCGATAAAACCCGAGACAAAAAGATATTCATAGACACCAAAAGTTCCCCGACTGCTTATGGGATTCTAGCTCGTCAAGCCACCTTCTTTCCCAATGTGAAAGAGTATGCCCAATTTACAGCAGCTTACGATGCAATGCCAGTTAAAGTCCTAAAAATGTCTGAGCATGGTATGACATATCAGAATCGATCTACCAGCATCCACCAACCAGCACTAGCAAAACGAGTCAATAATGTATCAGGAGCGGGAGACACAGCAGTAGCAGCTTACACATATGCGATCCTCAGTGGTAAAGAACCGAAAGATGCTCTTGAATTTGCGGCCCGTGCATGTGCCGTTGTGGTGGGAAAGCCATACACGGGTACCGCAGATCATGGCGAGATCCTATCAGTTACCTAAGGATGGTACATATGGATACTTTGTATGTCCCCATTGTTTTGATTATTACACCGATCTTGATGAGTTCAATTCCCATGTGGCCACCTGTGAAAGAATGGATAGAACGAGGTAAGAAATGAAACTCGATAAGTATAAAGAAGTTAAAAAGCTTTGGGGTCGAGAATTTTGGATCATCAATAACGATAAGTATTGTACTAAAGTCCTGGCTATCAACCCCGGCTGGCAATGCTCTCTCCATATGCACCCAATCAAGGATGAGACATTCTTTGTTTTGGAGGGTCAAGTCAATTTAGAAGTTGAACATCCTACTTCTCCAGATGGGTTTTTAGTAAATCAATTAGTTGAGGGAGAGATTTATCGTTTAACTCCCGGCACATATCATCGTTTCTGGTCTGCTACGAATGACCGAGCACTTGTACTGGAAGTCTCGACTACCCATTCCGACGAGGATGTAGTCCGCAAAGAAGATTCCCGACCTCTGTGATAGAACCCTACCTCTCCATCGATATGATCGAGCGGCTCAAGCGTATGAGTCCTACTCAACAACGAGTTGCCCTGGTTAAGATCGGTCAGGAGGAGTTTGCCCGTTGCTCCGAAGACATCATGTATTGGCTCGATAAATCCCGTCACCCAATTCCCTACGCTTACACCAAAGATCCTAAAGCTATGCATCAATGTAGTCTTTGTGGGGACACTGAGGCTCATCACTTTGATAAACGATCACTACATCTACTAATTCACCACAAGATCGAAGCTCATAAAGAGGGGGATCTAAAACGATACTTTACTGAAATGCCAACTGTCCGACCTTTCCCAATTCTCCCTTACGTCGAACCCATTATTAACACCTTTCTTACCGAGAAATTGGTAGTCCTAGAGAAGAGTCGAGATATGCTAGGCACTTGGTCCGTTATAGCGTTCCTTACCTGGGATGCCATCTTCCATAAAGGCCGTCAAATCCTGTATCAATCCGAAGATGCAACTAGAACTCGGGACCTAGTGGATAGGTCCATGACCATGTGGAAAAATCAACCGGAATGGTTACGCAATGTACATAAAGCTCATGTTGCTGAAGGTTCTAATAAAGCTGGTATCCTTAAGATTCCTACCCTGCAAAGTGAGATCCTGGGTCTTCCGAAAGGTTCGACAAAGGTTCGTCAGTATCATCCTTCAGCTATGTTCTCAGACGAAGCTGCCTTTAATCCTGAAGCTTCTGAGTCATTCTCAGCAATCAAACCTGCTATATCGGCTGGTGGTCGTTATATTGCGATAAGTTCTGCCAATCCTTCCTGGTTTATGCATGTTTGCCGAGATACATTAGGACAATAGTATGAAAAAGATATTACTTAGTTTCCTAGTTACCGCAGCCATGGCCTTCGGCCAGTCTGCTACCCCTCAGAGTTTCGTAGCTGCTGGAGCAGGCTGGAATCCCTACACAACCCCACAAGCTTCGGGCTGGGCATCTTATGGATATCTTATCAACGAGAAGCAGGAATTGTACTGGTTTACCACCGAAGATATCACTAGTTCATCCAAACGTCCCTTCACTATTCAAACTAGCATACGCACTGGACTGGCCACTCCTCTCAAAAAGATCGGACGACTAACAGTGATGGGACTATTTGATATAGGTGGGGCAAGTAGTAGTATTAGTTCCGGCCTCGCGGGATCTACCGGATCAATTGGTACCTTTCGATTAACCAAAAACTGGTATGCAGTTGGGGGATTTCGAGTCCTTAAAATCAATGGTATGGAAGGAACCCCAAAATTATATGAAGTTGGATTCGGCTATACATTCAAACAATGACAACCCCCACCAGGTTTAAAAACTATTACTTCCACCGTGAGCGACAACAGGAGGATATTGAGTGGGTTCGTCCTAAAGACTTCCAATCCCTCACCCTCAAATCTCCGGTAGTTCTAATTAACGGTGCTTACGATATTCTAACGGCCCCTCGAATGCGCCTAATTTTTGCCGCCGCTCATAAAGCAGGCACTTTAGTATGTGCACTTGATACCGATGACAAAATCAAACGAGAGAAAGGTAATAAACGACCCATCCTGACCTTTGCCGAGCGGGCAGCCTGTCTAAACTACATGCCCATCAACTATATTGTCCCTATCGACAACAAAGCAGACATGACTTGGTTAATCCACTACCTCAAGCCTGATTTAAGGGTTCAAGGTGCCGACTACTCTGGTAAACCATCCCGTTATAATGTTAAAAAAATGCTAGTTCGGGAGGGAAAGCTACATACTACTGACTTAATTGAACGGATACTAAAACGATATGAAAAAGACCCACTCGATGTATAGAAAGATTGATTCGATTTTACGTAAATGTCAAAAACGATTACGTCTCCAAGATTGGAATATTATACTACATGTTGTGGATGCTGGGGAGATTGAACCGGGTCGAGTAGCCGAATGTCGATACAGTTTTCGTAACTTAGAAGCTGTGGTGAGAGTACTTAATCCAGCTCATAACCATGAGGAAGGGTTGGGTTTTGATAATTTAGAGGCGACCTTATACCATGAACTTCTACATATCATTATAACTCCAATAGTTGGAAAAGATGTATCCGAAGACTGGCACGAACAGGTTGTTGAGAGGATTGCAAAAGCTCTCGCTAATATTTGATAAAATGAACTAGGAGATTAGATATGAGTTCATTTACTACACCACTAGTAGTTGAATATACTGATGGGGAAGCTTACAAGATAATGCAGGCTTTTGATTACTACGTTACTAGTCCAGAAGAGGGGGATTTAATTAGAGTACCCGCTGGATTTGTTACTGACTTTGCCAGTATTCCGCGTATTTTCTGGAATATCCTTCCTCCAACTGGTAAATATGGTAAGGCAGCGGTTATCCATGACTACATCTATGTTATGGGTGGTAAGATTCCACATGCCACTAAAGTATATACCAAGTTGGATGCCGATAATATCTTCCGGGATGCTATGCAGGCGTTAGGTGTGAATTGGTTTGTTCGTAATATTATGTATAGAGCAGTTAGACTGGGGGGTAGGGGTAATTTCTAATGGGTTCTACATCAATAAACTTCAATCATAGTGAACTGGCTTGCCCGCATTGTCATCTAAATAACTGTAAAGGGGTATTGGTAGCAGCTCTAGAACAATTCCGTGCCAATGCGGGAGACGTTCCAGTGCTAGTTCATAGTGCCTATCGTTGTCCAGCCCATAACCAAAAAATTGGGGGTGCTAAAAATTCCCAGCATGTCTACGGTTTAGCGGCAGATATTTCGATTCAGGGTAAAACAGCTAAAGAACTGGAGGATATAGCAAATAGATGTGTCTTGGTTAAAGGTATAGGCCGTAATGATCACCAAGGTTATTTGCATATAGACTGTAGATCTGTGCCCGCTCAGTGGTGCTATAACGAGAAAGGTCAACCCTCAGCCTACTATGCCTGATATTAGTAAATGGCCCGATGTCCTATGTAACTATATTGGGTTAGTTGAAAAAAATCTAGGTAGGCTGATTCCAGGCGACTTCGCTGAATTTGGTTGTTACAACGGCGGTCATGTAGCACGGTTGGCCGCCCTTGATGGTCGTCCAACCTGGGCTTTTGATACATTTGAAGGTATACCGGGGGAAGACTATGACCAAAAAGTAGACTATGATAATCCACCAGGTAAATTCAAACCCACTATTGATGTACTAGCATTCTTAGCTCAATTTCCTAATATTATTGTACAAAAAGGTCGGTTTGTAGATACCTTACCCAATATCCCGGAAGGTCTTGTTTTCTCTGTAGTTTACCTGGATTGCGACTATTATGCTAGTTATAAACAGGTTCTAGAGTATCTGGAATACCACAAACACATAAAACCAGGCACCTTTATAATCATGGATGACTATAGATGTTGTGAAGGAGCTAAAAAAGCTGTAGATGAGTGGAAAGGAAACATGGTTGTAACTGAAGGCAACACATTAATTATTTATGGGCGCTGAATCACATAAAGCTAGACATCGTTACGCGGATATCCTAAAGGGACAGGGTTTAGATATTGGGTGTGGTTCCGCCCCTATTACCGACACCTGTGATAGGTTCGATCGGGAACAAGGTGATGCTCAATACTTGCAGGGTGTACCGGAGGAAAAGTACGATTGGATCGTTAGTTCCCACCTCCTAGAACATATTAAAGATCCCGCTGTGGCTATGGCAATCTGGTGGAAAGCCTTGAAAGTTGGTGGTTACATGATTATCCTAGTTCCAGATGAGGATCTATATGAGCAGGGTAAATGGCCAAGTCGGTATAACTCCGACCATAAACACACTTTCACTACCCACAAAGATAACTCTTGGAGTCCGGTAAGTAGAAATTTATGTGATCTCTTACACTGTATGCCTGGTCACAAACTGATGAGTTTAACTATCCAGGATAACGGCTATGACTACTCCAAAGGCGATACCGATCAAACAGCTAGTGGGGCGGAAGCTGCGGTGGAGATGGTAGTTAGAAAATGCCCGGTTGCTGAACCCCCAAGCATAGATATTATTACTTGCAACTTCGTAAACATTGATGCCAAAACTATTACATGAGCAGGTTGGTCTTAAAATCGTTAAGAACGATGGTAACCAATTTGCGGTTATAACATTGCATCATACCGCCGATCCGAACAAACGTAGTCCTGAATGGAGGAAAGAAGCTGCTGCTGGAATGACCCCAGAACAAGCAGCTCGTGAACTCGATATCGATTACACCGCCGTAATGGGTGCCAAGGTATTCCCGGAAATTACAACCATCCGGAGTTCCATTGTAGTCGAGAGTCCCTGTCCGGATTTTGGACCTCACATCAAGTATTGGGGTGGGTTTGACTATGGCCTCCGAAACCCATCTTCCTTTCATGTATACACCATCGTGGATGGTATAACCTATTGTGTCTATGAGTTATATCGACCGTGCCCGAATATCCCGGAATTTGTAGAAGACATGAAAAAGTTCCCCTACTGGAACTCCATTCGTTGGATCGCTGCCGACCCATCGTGCTGGTCCAATAGTCAACAACAATCCGTGGGTAATCCCGTCTCAATACAGGATCTGTTCTGGAAAAATGGTGTACGCAATTTCCTTAAAGGTATTAATAATCAAGAAGATACGTGGATTAATATGATCCGTCAACACTGGGGTAACGCGGAAGATCCCACTTTTCGTATCTTTGATACCTGTCCTAACCTGATCCGAGAATTCGAAACGGCTATCTTTGTCAACCAATCCGAACGCCAGTTAATGACAACCTCCTTCAAGGAAACTATCAATGACAAAGATAACCACGCCCTAGATGACTGTAAATACTTCATGCTTAGCCAACCTAAACAACGGCAAGAAACTGTTGTTTCTGATATACTTAGTGTGAATAGATGGGCAATACCAACAGGAACTAAAACCTTTAGGCCAACTATGACTCCTATTAAAACCGATGGAAGGGGCTACGCAAAACCATAATGCCGGTACAACGAAGCTATCAAGATGGAACCCCAATCGACCTTCTAACCGATCCGTCGGCTCAGTCAGGTACTAATCTATCCAATGTCTCTGCTGAAGATGCTAAAATACGTGATTATGTTATAGCATGGCGTAATAAGTTACGAACCGAACGTATCGAAAAAGTAAATGTTTGGAATGAATGTTGGGCGTTATACAGGGGACAAGAGGATTTTAGTAATAAAGAGGATTGGCAGTCTAAAATCGTCCTTCCCAAATCATTTGGCACCGTAAAACAAGCCACTAATCTCATTAAACGCCTCCTAAATCTATCCAAAAAGCCCTATCGAGCTGAACCTGAGAACCCAGATGATGCAGTTTGGAACCTAAGGTCAGAAAAAATGACCTCCTTGTCCAAAATGCTGCTGGATAAAGCTAAATTTTTAGATGAATTTGGCACTGGTTTGGAATGTAGCTTCATTATGGGTCTAGGATTGTGGAAACTAGGATGGAATGTCATGCCTAGGACCAGAATGCGGGTAGAAACCACCTGGATAGATGCTAATCAAGCGGCTATGCAACCTGCTCAGCAAGGAATGTTGCCTCCTACCCTAGCAGGAACAGTACCAACGGGTCCCGATGCCCCTGAAGTCCCACAGCAGCAGCCCGCCTCTACTATGGCCCCTACTGGAATTGGCCAATCTAGGCCAGAATTGGGTAACCAGCAGAATGCCTTGTATCCCACTCAGCTTCCCATGGAAGCTTTGCTACCTCCCGGTTCCCTCAACGCTAGTATGGGGGGAATCGACCCAATTCGAGTCCCCACTAAACAAATAGTTAAAGAAGAGGTAATGGAGGGCCACTTAGCCCTTAATGCTGTTGATCCTTACTACTTCTACTGGTTACCCGGCTCCAAACTTAACGCCTGGTCAGGAACTATTGAGGAAATGGAAGTTCCTAAGTGGCAATTGCTGGAAATGGCTCAGCAAGGTGCTTTTGACCCGGAACTAATCAAGCAAATTGGGCCCATGAATATCCCGGAATATCAACGTCAAACCTACCTAAGGTTTGGTGAAATGCCGCGAGGGCCTTCTGGACCTAACGATTCAACCGGCACTGTTAAACTGACCGAGTTCTATGGTCCGCTGGTGTTAGATGGCGTGGTAATCGAAAAAGATGCCCATATTATCATTGCCAATGACACTTGGATGCTTAAGAATGGAAAAAATCAATTCTGGTTCCAAGCTCCTCCTTATGTTGGATTTAGTCCATTGAGTCTGCCCTTCCGGACTGAGGGTGTGGGTTTGGTAGAAATGGTCCGTTACATCGACCGTGCTCTTAATCAAATCACTAACATGAGTGTTGACACACTCCTTTTTCGGTTGATGCCGCTATTTGAGTATACCCCCGATATTTACGAAAATCCTGAAGACCTTCGTAATGGTATTACCCCTGGTAAGATGTTGAGACGAAACCAGTTAATGGGTAACCAGGATATCGGTATTAAACCGGTGCAGTTTGAGGATATTTCGCCGGGTACCACAGCAGTGGCTGGGTTGCTAGACCGAGCCCACCAAGAAGGTGGATTGGTTAGTGAGATTCAACAATCGCTGCCACGGTGGTCCGGTGCCCAAACTGCTACTGAAACTGAACAAATCCAGCAAAACCAAGACTCCTTCTTTGGGGCTATGGCTGCTGATATCGAACGCCAAGCTATTGGACCCATCGTCAAGATGGCTATCGATATTATTATGCAGTACATTGATACTGCTAATGATCCTAGGGTAGCAGCAGTGCTGGGTATTGATGAGCAAATTCTAGCCGGTATGAGCCAACCTGAAATCTATGAGATGGTTTCCGGTAACTATGATGTAAAAGTTACCGGTTTGTCTGATCAATTGGATAAGGCTGAAATGCTACAGAACCTCGTCCAACTCATGAATATTATTGGTCAGAATCCAGAAGCATGGCTACCCTATATCAACCAGGATGCATTGCTCCGGCGTATCTTGGAATCTTTCCGACCCAATATCCACGATATCGAGCAAATCATTGCTGATCCCCAAACCATCGCGGCTAGTAAAGCTGAGATGGCTCAAAAGGAACAGGCTGCCCAAATGGCTACCTTGTTACCACAATTGGCTAAAATGGCTCAGGATTCTGAGCATAAAAAGATGGATATGGAAGCCGATGCTGCTAGATTTGAAGAAGAGTCGCGTAGTCGTGCTGTTGACCAGGCTATTGCTGCTAAAGCGGCCTCTCAACCTAAAGGATCGTCAAAATGATTAAACTACTGATCGTAATGGGATTGTTAGCAATCCCATTACTTGCTAAGGATCACTTTCGGGTCTGTGTTGAGAGTGAGTCAGGGCTAGGCTGCTCAAAAGAACATTTTAACAAAAAGATGGCCTTAAAGATTCGGGATATGTTCTTGTCAGCTCCTATTCCTGCTGATTATAAGGTATGGGTTGAGGATACTAGTAAGCCGGTTATATTAGAACCCCAACCAAAACCAAATGATCAAATTCCTTTAATAGATCAAACAAAGGAGAAAATATAATGGCTGCAACATTTGAATTTGATGAAGATAATGGAGCCGCAACTGGATCACCAGCTAAAGGTACTACTAGAACTCATAATGTTACCAATGTGAATTGGAAAAATATTGATGACGCTACTACAGCCTATACGTCTAATCCAATAACTGCCGGTAATAATAGTTATCAAAAAAATCAATTTGGTCACTTTTCTGGGACATTTAATCAAATCTTAACTGGGTTATTTGCTCATACTGCAACTGCCTTTGGGGCAGGTTTAACACTTAAAGGTGTACCTAATTGTACTGGTGATGGAGATAGATATTTATATGTAACACCTTCAACATCGGCTGATGCTAATCTAACTACAGATATGACTAGTGCTATATCTATTGGATCTGGTAGAACTGTGTGTTTTGGTGCAACAGGCCCGGAAGCAACTGGTAAAGCCACTTCTATGACAACTAATCCATGCTATACCAGTTATCTTACTACACAACTTCAAACTACTGGATCTGCTGCTGCTGGAGATACGGCAACAGTTACATTAACATTGCAATATGATGAGAACTAGGAGCAAATACCATGTCGGAAATTAATAAAAAAGATATCTTCTGTGCTTCGTGTCAAGACTTTAAAGCACACACTTTGGTAGTAGAATCTAAAAATAGTGAGATTCTTGCCAGTTGTGAATGTGGTAGAAATCTAAAATTTCCGCTATTTGATAAACCATCGGACTTAATTGATGCTTTAAATAAACACCATCAAGCAAATCAAGGCCAATTTACTAATCAAGCTCTTAACATTAAACATACTGATAGTGAAAATAAATTAAAGGAACTACTTAACAATAACTAGTATGTTTGCCGCACCTATATTAACACCGGGTATCTTACACCTTAAATACTTATTTACTGCACAATTTAAAGATGGTAGTATATTCGTGCAAACACAAGATGATTTACATCCAAGATTTCCTAATCGTAATGCTTATTATGAATTACTAATTTGTGATGAGTCAGGAATACCTATCCAATATTCAGATGATCATAAAGTTGTAACAAGATCCGATATTGAATTATTTCAATTAGAAGATACTAGTCATAGATATCTGGTTGATCTTAGAGATGGCCATTTTGAAATACAGCATATACGAGGTAAGCAATCTTTAGTAGGAGTACCTTTCTTTGTTGAAATCCCCCCTGTTAATACCAAACTAAAGTTATTCTATTTCAAAAGACGTAGACATAATTTTAACGTATCAGGAATTGTTCAAGAAGATTTGTCAATTAATGCAACCCAGACAAAAGAAATATCCCAAGAATGCGAATATCATTTTGGTTGGGAAACTGAGGATAGAAAGCATAAAGCTGAAATCATCTTAGTTTAATGGCTCTTACTACTACATATCGTCAGTCTATATATAGTACAACAGCCTTAAGTACTTATACAACATCACCCACATACACTCCAGCAGCAAATTCGTTAGTTGTAGCATTTGTTGTTGGTTGTCTAGCTTCTGCTCCAGGAGATCCTACATCTGTAACCGGTCATGGTGTTAGTTTTACTAAATTAACACTCTCCGCTAATACCCTTGGTAGTACCCACATTCTGTCAGTTTGGGTCGCCAATGTGGGTTCATCTCCAACTAATGCTGCTGTTGCAGCTATTTGGGGTTCAAACCGAACTGGTGCTGCTGTTATTGCATTTGAAATAACAGGTTGGGGTGGAACTAGTGCCACTAATGCTATTGTACAAAATCCTACTAATACAGGTACATCTACAGCAGGCAGTGTAACGTTAGCTGCTGCTGGAGATACAAATAATCGTCCACTAGCCTTTTTTGTTCACTTAGCAAATGAATCCACAACTCCCCGAGCTAACTGGACGGAAACTGCTGGTGCTGATGGTAATTTTAACAACCCAGCTACCGGTGCTGAGGCTCAATTTCGTAGTGATGCTTTTGAAACCACTGCTAGTGCAACCTGGGCAACATCTGGGGTATATAGGGGTGTTGCTATTGAAGTTAGGGCGCAAAATACTACCACTAAAACAATTACTGGTAAGTCTGCTATAAAAGCAACTACCACTAAAACCCAATCTGGCAAAGCTGCTATTAAAAATACTACTACCCGTAACCAAACGGGGGTTAGTAAAATATCCGCAACTACCACTAAAACAATAACCGGTACTAGTAGAGTTCAAAAAACTGCAAGTGTAGCAACTACTGGGCTTAGTCGGATTAAATCTACTGTAAGTAGATCACAGACCGGACTTAGCCGTATTCAGAAGGTAGTTAGTAATCTACAAACAGGCGTGAGTAGAGTTGAGATTACTACCACCAGCACCCAACTAGGAGTTAGTAGAGTCCAAACAATCGAAACAAAAACAGTACTAGGTTTATCAAGAATTGGAGTTACTACTACAAATAACCAAGTAGGTTTAAGTAGAATTCAAAAATCATTAATAGCCACAGTAACTGGTTTATCTAGAATACAAAATAGTAGTTCAAAGATTCAAACCGGTTTAAGTAGAATTCAAACTGTTGTCTTAAAAAATCAATATGGTTTAGCTTCAATTGTAAGTGGATCTTCTAGCCAAAACCAGACTGGTTTAAGTAGAATTGGAGTTACTACTAGTAAAATTCAGACTGGTAAAGCGCGTTTACAGACCACAATAGCTACTATTCAGACTGGCAAGACGAGACTACAAATAGTAACAACCCGTACTCAAGTTGGTAAGGGTTTAATACAAAAAACCACGCAGGTAACCATAGGCGGCAAATCCTATATTTTTGTACCAATTCCCCCGCAACCTTCTGCAAAACGTAGATTTACTACTATAATGGAGGGTCGGTTATATAGGTTATTAACTAGTTTAGAAAATAGAACTTTTGCGACTATAGTAGACAACAGATTATATAGAATAGTAGAGTTTCCTGCGATTAGAACTTTTACAGCATTACCTAATCAAAGTCGAAATTTAGTAACGTAAGCACTATGTTTATGATATAATTAAACATGGCCACTTTCTTTACCATAAAAGATCCTGCGGCGATATTAGACTATTATATCGACTGGACAAACTGGCTAACAGGCACAGAAACACTCGCATCTAGCACCTGGACTACCACTAATACTGGTATTACTATAGGTACCGCAACCGGTTCAACCAGTGGCACTGCTACCGTCTGGGTAAGTGGTGGCAGTGCTGGTGAGGTCTATGACGTTACCAATAAAATAGTTACATCAGGTTCCAGGACCGATGAGCGTACAATTCAGTTTACAGTCTTAGAGAAATAATATGAATAAACTTATATTAATATTGAGTTTTATTGGTTTTGCGTGTATTAGTCATGCTCAAACAGTCCAAGTAGTTCAAATGGACCCACCTATTGGGGGTGGTTGCCCAAGTGCCCCTGTTATGCAATATAACGAGGTAAATGGGGACTTATTTGTATGTGTGCGAGGCACAGGGTGGGAACAGTTTACCGGTTCTTCTAATCCCGGTACAGTTACATCTATTACGCTTGCTGGTACTACAAATCAGATATCTGTGGCTGGAACCTGTACAGTAACTACTACTGGTACTTGTACTTTCTCTATCCCATCTAGCCTCACATTACCTGGTACTATCAATAAATTAACTTTGACTGAACCTGCTTCCGGAGCTACAGTTACTATTGCTGATGGTAAAACTTTCACAGTTAATAGAACCTTAACCTTAACAGGTACAGACGGGGTAACAATTACATTTCCCGCTTCAAGTGCAACTGTTGCGACTTTAGGTCTAACTAACACCTTTACGGGCCGTCAAGATGCTAGTGGAGCAGCTAGTACCGCTCCTCTTAAAGTAGGAACCTCGCCACCTGGTACTTGTGTTGTTGGTGATATGTTTTATGATTCCGATGCTACAGCAGGTTCTAATTTGTTTGCTTGTACAGCTACAAATACCTGGACCGTACAAAGTGGTTCGGTTACCCCACAATATACTACTGTTAGTTATTCTGCTACTCCAACTTTCACTGCTACATCTATTATAAGTGCTTGGGCTATTACGCTAACGGGTAATGTAACTAGTTCTACATTAGCCTCTCCCACAACTGGCCAACGATTTGCATTTAACATCTGCCAGGATGGAACAGGAGGGCGTACCTTCGCATGGCCTACGGGCTTCTCTGCAGCAGCTACTGTTTCTCCTGTAGCATCTGCGTGTACCCGACAGGAGTTTACTTGGGATGGATCAGCGGCGGTGCCGCTGGGTGGGGCTATTGCATCCGGTGGTCCCTCATTGTTTTTTGTGGAGGAGGCTGCACCAGGAACTCCCCCAGCGTCGCAGGTTTATTGTTGGGCAGATTCTACGGATCACTCAGGATTTGAGTGCAAAGCGAACAACAGCGCTAACGTATTCAAGATGACGCTTTCCGGGGTGGACATCAACCCGGTAACCGGGCAGCTTTCAATCACTGCCACAGACTGTACTAATCAGGTAGTGGAAGACATCAGCGCTAGAGGGGTAGGAACGTGCAAGACTCTAACGCTAGCGAGTGCACAGTTTGCCAACCAAGGCTCCTCGACCACAATTCTGCACGGCAGCGCAGCGGGTAATCCATCTTGGGCAGCCGTGGTTAGTGCGGATATGAACATCACTACTACGAGCTGCACGGCCCCGACCGTGGTGACGGCAATCAGCGGGGGGGCTGTCGGGACTTGCGCCTATGTGCCGCTCACGCAGAACTCACAATCGGCGGCTTATACGACTGTCTTAGGTGATGCCGGGAAGATGATTTACCACCCGACGACCGACGATAATCCCCGCACTTTCACCATCGACTCGAATGCGAACGTAGCCTACGTCACGGGGACCTGCATCACGTTCATCAATGACCAAAACACCGTGACCATCGCAATTACTAGTGACACGTTGGTCTTGGCCGGAGCAGGAACAACAGGGTCACGGACACTCGCAGAGAATGGTGTGGCGACGGCCTGCAAGGTTACAAGTACACGTTGGTACATTAACGGAACGGGGTTGTCCTAAACATGAAAAAGATTCTCTGTTTGCTCTTTTCAGGCGTGCTTGCTTTTGGACAGTCTACTTCTCAAGCATTTCTGTTTTCACAGAAGATGTCTGCCTTAACCTTCACGTTTCAGGATTTCACTAATGGTGGGGAAAATGGCGGATCGGTTGCATCTCTTACGAGTGATTCCAACCTAACACTCTCCTCTGGAAATCTCGTGGTTATTGCTTGCCGATCTGGTGGGGATAGAACCTTTACCTTCTCTGATAGTGCTGGCAGTACCTATTCCACCATAACGCGGCAGTTGTGGCTTGGCAGCGGCGCATCCTTTCAGATCGGGTACACGCTGAACTCAGCATCCGGAAGTTCTAGTTTTACCTGCACGCCGTCCTCAAACGCTTCCAATATGGCATTGGTCGTTCTCCGGTACTCGGTATCCGGTGGGACTCCAGTGCTGGATACGAGCGCAAGCACTACAGCCAGTAGCTCTACCTCATGGACAAGCCCGAGCTTCAGTACGGCATCGGGTGGACTTGTTGTTGCTTGTGCAACGCTGGCCAATATTGCTACGTACACAGCGGGGGCCATTGGAGGGAACACCGCAACTTTGCGTGGCCCAAGCCCATTTGACACTGGCTGCGAGGATACCACCTTTAGTTCGGCCCAATCGTCTATTACCGCCGCTATATCTACAGGCGGCTCAAACGATTGGGGAGGTTCAGTGATTGCTTTCAAATAACCTTATGAAAAAACTACTCTTGATTCTGGCCGCGGCAAGTTATTGCTTCGCTCAAACAGATGCCTACGGGGGTCTGAATTCCTTGGCTTCTCCTACTGGCTCCACTGGAGCGTGGAAAGTCGAGAAGTACACGATTGGCGCTAATCAGCGGTGGCTGATGACCACGCCAGCGGGCCATGGGTATTGGTGCGGGGCGCTTTACGCGCTTGTAATTCCGCTGGGGATTGGTAATGGATCAGGCAATTTAAACGCATCTGGAACTGCAAAATACACAACGCTTCTGAACTGGAAAACAGCAGCGCTTTCTCGCTACATCGGATGGGGCTTCAACTGCATGGCCGAGTATTCCGATTACGGCCTTCAAAATGACATGGTAGCGGGCTTGCTTGGATCAACCAAAGTGCCCTACTGGAAAGAAACCCACATGGTTGGATATGCGCTCCAGCGTACCAACTTCGGAAATGGCCAAGTGATGCCGACGGATGCCGTTAAAGATTTGCGGCAATTAACACCGTCCTCGATCCCCTATTCAAATTACGTTTCCGATGGTTTTGATCCCAACTTGGATGCCTACATTGATGGGTATTTAACACGAGCACTTACGGCACCCGTGTTCACAAATGATCCGTTTGCGGCGTCGATGAATACTCCCTACACCATAGGCATGTGGGCAGACGATAACGATTATATTTATGGATTTGGGCCGGGACCTGATGACTGCGTGACGCCAAACGGGGTTTATCACGCTAGTATTGGGTGGATCGGGCTTTCGGTTCCAACTACCGCTTACGCGCAGTGGAACGTTCCGAGTAACGTTTACAGCGCTAATAACTGGATCTTTACGAATACGGACGTACACGCCAAAAAAAATCTGATCGCGTTTCTCAAGACCCGGTACAGCAACAGCATCTCGGCGCTCAATACGGCTTGGGGAAGTACCTACACGGCTTTTGACTCTGCGGAGACGCGCTACACCGGCGAAACGGTCGGCACCACCGATGGCACGGCATCCTCGCTTAACTACACCCTGGCACATACTACCGGGATTAGCAAGGCAACTATCGTCCTGAAGGTTTCTGGAAATGTCATCGGCACGGATCGTCCGCAATCGGCAGTTGGAGCGTCTGGATTCTTGCTAGGGCGCTGGCCGGATAACGCCACGACGATTAACGGAACCATCAACTACTCGACGGGTGCGGTGGTGGTGACAGCTCAAAACTCGCACGCTTTCACAGTAGACGCGGCGGGGGGCACAACGTGGACCACACCCATCGATCTCGGCCAGCAGAACATTGTTTCAGGAAGTATGATCGTTCGGCGGTATCCTGCAAATATCGATTGCCGCCTTGCTGATGATCGGTCTGTGGCGGGATCTTTAGGTGTTCAGGATCAGACTTGCTCGCCGTCCTACACCGTTTCCGGAACTATCAATTACGGAACGATGGGCAGCAATGGCACTCTGAGCAATTTGACGATCACCCCCGCGCTGACAGTCGGACAGCAAATTCAGATCAGCTTTACCTACAATCAGGCCATCCCGAACTCCTGCGGAGGCCCTTGCACGGTCACGATTGACTACAGCGTCAACGGGTACGGCGTTGGAACTACAGTCGCCGATGAGAACGGATCACATACGGCGTGGCTTGGGGATTACATTCTAGCCAAACCGGGTAATGTGGCAGGATTAAGCCCTGTTGCTTCTGCCGGAGCTTGGACGGATCTCAATGACTGGCTGTACAACTTCACGGCCTCTTTCACGCAAAAAACAGCGGGGATGATAAAAACTCATTTACCGAACCAGATCACGACGCAGGCTGTTGGGGGCCACTACGGATGCCCTAGAAAGGCGATGGCGCAAGCGATTGCTGCGAATTCGGACTTGATTGGCCTACAGGTGCAACCTACTCTCATGAATCTCTTACCTTCGTGGGGGATGGGCGATGTTCCGATCATGGACACTTGGGACGGGTTTGGGGCGCAGGCTGACAGCGCTGGAGTCAACGGTACCTGGAACAACCTGGCGCAGAATAACCTAGCCACGCAGAATCTTCGCGGCGCGGCCATGGCAGTCCGCATAAATGATGATCTCACTATTCGGGGGACCGGAAATAGTGTGTACCAGACCGTTGGAAAGCAGTTCTGGGCCTACAACGATACGGATGGGTCAACTGTCACTAACCAGACCAACTATGGCTTGGTGACTCCTTCCGATAACACCTACGACGGTCACGAAAATGTGATGGGTAGCGTGGCTTGCTCTGTACCGATCAATGCCTACACGTGCGGCGGCGAAACGTACACATGGGCTATGAGTAGCACCGGGGACGCAATCACGGCAATCAAGGCAGCACTGGCGACGATCCCCTCTATCATCGCAGCAGGCGCTAGTAGCGGAGGTGGCACCACATCCGGCACCTCTAAAATTTCAGGTTCGGTGGTCCGTCGATGATCTGGCTACTGGGGCTCTTACTCACCGTCCCACTGCCAAATGCTACGGTGACGTTCTCTCCTGGGGGAGCGGTCATCACGGATGCACAAGGGCACTACGAGAAGATACTACAGAAGCCTTGGACCGGAACTATTACGGCTAGCTATCCCGGTTGCTCAATGGCACCATCCGTCATCAGCATCACTGGAATACAAACCGACTTGCAGGTAGTTGAGTTCATTTGTTCGGATGTTCAAGCACCAACGGTTCAGATCACAGCACCCAAAAACAATGGCACCATCAGTAGAACAGCTTTACTCCGCGCAGACGTTGCCGATAACATCGCTGTTATAAAAGTGATCTGGAGTCTGGATGGGAAGACCATTGGGACGGTAACAACCGAGCCGTGGAGCCTGTCTTACCAGTTTGGCAGGCTGACCGCCTGGCATATGCTCAACGCACAGGCATTCGACGCTTCTGGTAATACTAGTAGTTCATCAATACGTTTTAGAATAAAATAAAAATGCAATCAAATGTCCCTTTAAAAGCCGCTCAAGGCCTAGACACCCAAGATCTACTTAACCATATAGCTTGGACTGATGTAATTAAACCTAAATTAGATGAAGCTAAACTGCTACTAACAAAGCAATTAGTAGATGCTACCCTCAATCCACAGCAACCTAATTCCCAGACTCGTGAACAAATTGCGGGTAGACTATGGGGAATTGACTACATCATCACCAGTTTTGAAAAAGTGCTTCGGGAAGGTGCCCGCGCTAAAGAGTTGTTGGCCGAGCAGAACCTTTTCCTCCAATAACAGCAACAACTTACCGACTGTGCTATATTTAAATCACCGAGCCTTGCTCGACAACAATTATGCCTGAAAACGAACAAACACCTGTCACTACTCCAGAAGCAGTAGTTCCTAATCCCGGCGATCCGTCCGGGCAACCTGTTAATAATCCCAATCGGGATGCTATTATTCAGAAGTATGAACAGCAGTATGGGACTCCGGAGCCTGCGACTGAACCAGCCCCTGTTGCTGAGACAGTAGAACCCCAGATCCACGAACCCGCACCTGATGCTATGGCACAGGTGCTAGCTGAACTGTCTTCCCTTAGAGCCCAACTTAACCCACCCAAACCTGAACCAGCCGCTCAACCTGAGTTGGCTCAAGAAGATTGGCTGAAGTTGCTGGCTGAAGGTAAAAAGACCGAGGGCGAAAAAGCTCTGATGGAGCTTCTAGCCCCTCAGATCCAAGAACAGGCCGTTAACAGAGCCCTTGCTTTAATGCAAGCTGAACGTGCTGTTACCGAATATAACAATGAGATTCGCACCAAACATGCCGACCTACAGGAAATGGAATCCTACATCGGTATGGGCGTGAATGTCCGACTTCAAGCTGCACAGGAGTCGGGTAAGATCAAAACACCCGCTGACTACGTAACAGTCTACAAAGAAGCTGTAAATGCAGAAATCGAAAACGCCCGAAAAATTACCCAGAAACTCCAGGGCGCTGGGGCACAACGTGCTACTGTCCGTAACTCGGAAGTGGTAGCCAGTCAAACACTTAGACCGAACCCTGTGAACACACAACGCGAACAGCCGTCGTCTCCCAGTGAGCCGCCTGTTGAATCTATGAATGATTACTTCGCCAAGCGTAAGGCACAGCATGCCAGTTTTAGTGGTTTGTCACCCGTACAACGCTAAGCGTTGACGGTTATCCGGGCAGCCCCCGGAAAGGATAAATTATGCCAGGACAAGTATATAGCGTGTCCAGCCTCGGCGGCGTAATGTCCCAGCCTTACCTGTCGCAGAAATTGCGGTCGGTAGCGCAGCCTCTATTTCGATTCCGGCAGTTTGTAGACGCCAAAGAGGCGATTGGAAAGAACCGTGGTGATACGTTCCTATTCGACAAGATGCAGAACGTTCAGACCCAGGGCGGAGTGTTGATTGAAACCAACACGATCCCTGAAACCCAGTTCGTGACCAATCAGGGGACTTGTGTCATTACCGAGTATGGTAACGCAATTCCGTTTACCCAGAAGCTAGAGAATTTGGCACAGTTCCAGTTGGAGCCTGCCACCGAACAACGCCTCCGTGATGATATGGTGAAGGTGCTAGAATCCGCTTGCGGAACCAAGTATATCAACACTGATTTTATCGCGGTTATGTCTGCCACCAACAGCGTGGTCTTTACCACTAATGGTACTGCCACTGCTACGGCGACTGCCAACCTGACTGCCAGCAACACCCGTGACGTTGTGAACTTTATGACCAAACGCTTGATTCCCAAGTATGATGGTCGTAACTATGTTTGCATCGCAGGTGTGACTGCTATGTCGGGTATGCATGCCGATACTGCTGCGGGTGGATGGCAGGATATCAGTAAGTACACTGTGACGTTTGCTCCCAACGTGTTTGCGGGCGAAGTCGGCGAGTTCTACAAGACTCGTTTTGTGGAGGAAACTGGTTTCTTGTCCAATACCATCGGTGCGTCCAGCCTTTATGGTCAGGCCGTGTTCTTTGGGTCGGACCAGGTCTATGAAGCGGTCGCAGTTCCCGAGGAAATCCGTGTTAAGGTTCCCCAGGACTACGGTCGTGATATGGGCCTAGCCTGGTATGCGTTGCTGGGTTTCCAGACGGTTTGGAATTACGCCGTGGATAGCGAACAGCATCTTGTGTTCGTTACCTCTGCCTAAAGGAGACTATCATGGGATACTCTGATCAAAAATACTACTCCCGCCCGATGGAAATCATGGGACAGTCCGGAGTGCTTACCGGCACTCTGACTGCCTCCAGTACTGCTAATGCCATCGCTGCGGCTGCTTATCGCATTCCGAAGTTCATCAAACGTACCAAGGTTAATGGTGGGAAGTTTGTCGTTAAGACGGCTGCTACTACCGGACTGCAAGTCATCAGCTTGTTGAACGGCACCAACACCTTCGCTACCACGACTAATACCAGCACGAACGCGGCTGGTGTTGAAATCACCCTGACTCTGACCAACACGGCCAGCACGGCTGTGTCGACTCAGACCACCACGTTGCCAAACGGCAGCACAGTGGTTGGCACTATCACTACGACTACCGACTGGTCCATCTTTGGGACTGGCACGGGGATCACGGTGGCAGTGGCAGGTACGGCTACCGCTTCCGGAGATTCTTTTGGAGCCTTCGATATGTGGCTGGAAGTTCAGGAGAAACCCGACGTTAGTTAAGTTGACAACCTGACAGTAATATGCTATAATGTAGGGGTACAGGCCGAAAGCCTGTACCCCTTATAGCTATATAGTAGCTGCCCGACGGCTACATAACGGAAGTCGGTGCTGGCCAACAAAGTTGGCTAGTATGCCCCGCAACCGCAACCCGGTTGGAGAATATATGACTGATACCAAAGCCACACCCGTGGCGAAAACCCCTGAAAAATCAAAGACTTATACGAATTGGAAGGCGTTTAACCAAGCTCGTCTAGTCCCTACCATTCTAACCTGTTCCGCGTACAAACCAGTACATTTGGCCGATATGTCCTGCCACACCAAGCTACTAATCAAAGGTGAGTCGGTTCAACGACACATCGAACATGACCATAGTGGTGGATTTATTGTACAGGTCAAAACCTCAGATGGAAAACTAAGCTCGTTTTGGCAAGAGCTGGAAGATCTAGGTCTAGAAGCCCATGATTTCCGGTGTGATATATGTAATAAAATTTTGCGCTTTCACGCCAGTTCCATCATCCCCCACATGAAAGCACATGGGGGTAAAACCCGCCGGGTCCTACCCGGTGGTCTATTCGCCTTCACTATTTCTGCTGGTCGTCCTGAGCAAGCACTTGATGATGAGGATGAAGATAACGACTAATGACCGCCTCCCAACCCAAAGTTGTTGATTCTAAATGGGTTCGGTATCGGAGTGCGGCATACCTGGGGGGTCGAGGTGCCTCCTGGGGCTGCGCTAATGATCCTATCGTTCCCAAACAAGCCATCGACCACGGTAAATACAGCCTCAATGTGGATGTCCTGAAAGCTCAGGAAACCAACCTATGCGATACCAACCTCGACATCATAGCCAATAATAGTCTGGATCATATCTTTGTGGGGGCACGTGAGAATCCCCCTTTGAAATCAATGGTTTCCAAGCTTAAGTTAGGTGGGCACTGTGTTATCCATGCGGTTCCGGGTGATCCAGCCATTATTCGGGATTACCTGAAGGACATGGGTAAGTGGCAGGAGAAGGACACCTATGTCAGGGATGGGCAATTCCTAAGCTTTATAGCGGTTATAAACTTCATTCAACCGAGCTTTAAGTCGATCCGGGGTTATACCAGAGGTGGCACAAATCGGAAAAGTGCCAACCTTATCACCAGTTTCCTGATGTTCCAGACTAGTTAGGGGACATGACTCTAAAGAATAATGTAATTGGTGACATGGACTACACACTGATTCAGCAGGTAAACAATAATCATTAACCCAATACTTACACAGGTTATCATGACTACTGTGGGTTAGGAAAGTAATTTTAGGTACATCAAAACATGAAGCGGCATTAATAATAGCAGACTCTGGTCCAACAACCAGATCCGCATATTGGCTTAGACAAAACACATCTCGGATACCCAATCTCCCCGCAGCACAATTAACTTGTGGATGATCGAACTGATACTTTTGATCATCCGGAGATCCTACCAACACTACTCGTACGTCCGGTCGAGTATCTAACCATTCCCCAAGTACCGGTGCCAGCAATGGATACACTTTATGGTGACTAGATCCCTTTAATGCCCATACGATCAGGAAATTATCCTTATACTTATTCCGTACAAACTTGGCCTCTTTTTGCTCCGAGTTGGAGAAATAAAGTTCCCCACGGGCACCCACTACACCTGGATACCCACCCAACCTCATTGTGTTGTCGTAGTAGTTGTCGTTACAGGTTTGGGATCGCCATTCTTTGGTAGTATAGAAATCCCGTCTCCCCTCTACCTTAAGTAGCTTCCCCTCAATAGACTCACTAAGGTTAATGGTGGGAAGTTTGTCGTTAAGACGGCTGCTACTACCGGACTGCAAGTCATCAGCTTGTTGAACGGCACCAACACCTTCGCTACCACGACTAATACCAGCACGAACGCGGCTG